CGCTCCGTTCAGGTAGGCATCTGCGCAAAAAGTTGTTTCGATGCGCATACACGCATAGTTACTCCAAGGACCGAATTTGCAAAATCGGCCATTTTACCACAGATATTTGATGTGCGCTATATTGACTTGATCGTACTTAAGACATGGCTTTAATTACACGCGCAGAAGCAGCCCGAGCCATGGGTGTTACGCCCGAAGCTGTATATGCCGCTGTAAAAGCAGGTCGCCTTTCTGTTGTTACTGGACGTAACGGAAAGCCGTTGGTCAACAGCGAAACCATGCGTGAGGAATGGTCACGCAATACACAGACCAGAATCGGCATGGGTCCGAAACCTCCTGGCGAGGGTCGAGAGAAGAAACCACTGCGAAGCCGAGAGGAGCGAATGAAGCCAAAAGAAGAGGCGAGGATTAGCAAAACAAGTGAAGCCATCCCTGATTATGACGAGTCTCGCGCCAGAACGGAACACTTGAAGGCTGAGTTGCTTGAGCTTGAGCGACAACAAAAAGAGGGCTTGCTAGTCAAAGCTGAGGATGTAGAACATGAGTGGGTAGAGATCATCACTCGTGCAAGAACCAAGCTGCTGGGAATACCAACCAAGGCAAAACAACGGATACCAGACTTAGACACCGATGCAATCGGCGTGCTGGATGATATTGTGCGTGAGGCATTAGAAGACCTTGCTGTTGATAATGAGTAATCGCGAAAAGCTCAAAAAGGCTGCATTTTTGGCGTTCAAGCCGCCAAAAAAGATGACTTTAAGCGAATGGGCGGATAGTTATGCGTATTTGAGTTCAGAGTCGAGTGCGGAAGGTGGCAGATGGCACACGTTGCCTTACCAGAAGGGAATTATGGATGCAATCACAGATCCGAAGATCGAGCAGATCACGGTGATGAAATCTGCCCGTGTTGGATATTCTAAGATTCTAAATCATGTTGCAGCGTATCATATTCATCAAGATCCATGCCCTCTTATGATAGTTCAACCGACTATCGAGGACGCGCAAGGTTACTCGAAAGAAGAGATCGCGCCGATGTTGCGTGATACGCCGTGCTTGCGTGGTTTGGTCAGTGAGGCGAAGTCGAAGGATGGTGCCAACACGATCCTGCAGAAGCAATTCCCTGGCGGGAGTTTGAGCTTGGTAGGTGCGAACAGTCCACGCGGATTCCGTCGCGTCAGCCGCCGCGTTGTGCTGTTTGACGAGATTGATGGCTACCCGGCATCAGCTGGTACGGAAGGTGATCAGATCAAGCTTGGTATCAGGCGGACGGAGTACTACTGGAACCGCAAGATCGTCGCGGGAAGTACGCCAACAGTGAAGGACTTCAGCCGGGTGGAGCGCATGTTCCAGCAGGGTGATCAGCGGCGATATTTTGTGCCCTGCGCGGAATGTGGGCACATGCAGTATTTGAAATGGGCAAACATCAGGTGGATTGACAATGATCCAGACACTGCGAGCTATGCGTGCGAGAGCTGTGGCGTGCTCATCCCGCATTCAAAAAAGCGATGGATGGTGGAGCGTGGCGAGTGGAGAGCTACGGCGCCTGGCAATGGGAAGCATGTGTCGTTTCATATCTGGGCGGCGTATAGCTACAGCCCGAACGCAACATGGCCGAACTTGGTTGAAGAATTTTTAGACGCAAAAAATGACGCAGAACAATTAAAGACGTTTGTGAATACGGTGCTTGGTGAGTCCTGGGAGGACGAGTATGCGTCGAAGGTTGGCGCGGATGCGTTGAGCGAACGTGCAGCGACCGAGGAATATCAGCAGGGCATTGCGCCGGCTGATTGCTTGTTGCTGACGATTGGCTGCGACGTGCAGGACGATCGATTGTCGTTGAGTGTGTGGGGCTGGGGCCGTGAGGAACAGGGCTGGTTGATCGATCGCGTTGTGATTTATGGCGACCCGAGCCGACCGGATGTGTGGAAGCAGTTGGATGAGATTCTGCAAGCGCCGTATGAGGGCGAGGGCGATCGGAAGCTGAAGGTGATGGTGACGGCGATCGACTCTGGCGGCCACCACACGGCAGAGGTTTACCAGTATGCGAGGGAGCGCCAGGGGATGGGCGTGATTGCGATCAAGGGCATGGCACAGAAAAATAAGCCGCCGATTGGTAAGGCGAGCAAGGTGGATCTGAATGCGAAGGGCAGGACGCTGAAAAAGGGAGCGCAGGTATTTCCGGTTGGATCTGACACGGTGAAGTCACTGCTGTTTGGGCGACTGAAGCACAACGATCCAGGGCCAGGGTATTTGCATTTTTACCCAACAGTTGGAACAGAATATTTCCAGGAGTTGACCGCAGAAAAGCAGGTAATGAGATTCAAGAACGGCTTTCCGGAAAGGATATGGGTAAAGAAAAGCAGCGCAAGAAACGAAGCGCTTGACGAGCTTGTTTATGCGTATGCAGCGTTAAATCGCGTGTATCAAATCAAAGATCGCCGAACGTTGTGGGATCAGGTTGAGTCTGGTGCAACAGAGAAGCCGAAGAAGCGTGCGGCAGCGAAGAGGGGTACAGGAAGAAGTTTCATTAACCAGTGGTGAGCGTTACACTGGAGGAAATGTTGGCGTTTAGCCGGAAGTGAACATCCCCGCAACTATTGCTGCTGGCACGACTGTTGCGTGGATCGACGATGCAACTGTTGATGTATTCGGCGCTGCGGTAGATAATACGACACACAGTCTGACGTATTACTTGCGCAGAAATGCGCCTTCTGCGGGCGTTACGGCGGTTGGCGTTGCGTATAACTCTGGATGGAAAGTAACGCTATCGGCGGCCACGACTGAGACGATGGACGCTGGCGAGTGGTACTTCCAGGCGGTTGCCACGAATCTGTCCGATAGCACTGTCATTGAACTGGGGCGCGGAAGCCTTGTCGTTGAAGCTTCGCTGGTCTACAGCCAAGGGCCTGGCGCCTACGATGGCCGATCGCAGCTCCAGAAAGATCTTGATGCTGTGCAAGCAGCGATCCGCACAATTATTAGCGGTGGCGCAGTAGCTGAGTACCGAATTGGTACTCGCAACCTGAAGAGGTTCGAGCTGACAGAATTGATGGAGCTTGAATCTCGCTTGAAGGCACAGCTTGCTCGCGAGAAGAAAGCCGAGATGATTGCCAATAATCTTGGCAATCCACATTCGCTTTACGTTCGGTTCAATCAAGGCTGATGGGATTCCGTACTCGATTTCTGCGCAGACTTGGCCTGCAGCCGATCCCCAGATCACTGCCGCCAGTGCGTCGTCGGCGTAATTATGCAGGCGCAATTATCAGCCGTCTGACGAGTGACTGGATGTCATCTCAGGCAAGTGCTGACGCTGAGATTCGTACCAGCCTGCGAAAGCTGCGCGACCGCAGCCGCGAGATGGTGCGGAACAATCCGTACGCAAAGCAGGCTAAGCGGACGACGCAGATCAATGTGGTTGGTAGCGGCATCAAGTTGCAGTCGCAAGTGCAGCAGCTTCGCGGTCGAAAGCTGAATGATTCAGTGAATCGGTTGATTGAAGAGAAGTGGAATGCTTGGTGTCGCGCTGAGAATTGCGATGTTGCTGGTCGCCATAACTTCCACATGATGGAATGGTTGGCGGTTGGTGCATTACCGGAATCCGGCGAGGCACTGTTCCGGATTGTTCGTCGTCCATTTGGTGGCAGCCGAGTACCTCTGGCGCTGGAGATGCTTGAGGCTGATGTATTGGACGAGGAATATCAAGGTCCGACGTTGGCGCGGAACAATGAATGGCGGATGGGTGTTGAGATCAACGAATGGGGTCGTCCGGTTCGGTATGCGTTCTTGACGAGGCATCCAGGTGATTACTGGTTCCAGAATGTTGAGCAGAAAGGCGGCAAGCATGTCTTCTTGCCAGCAGAGGACGTAATCCATCTGTTTATTCCTGAGCGCCCGCAGCAGCATCGCGGTGTGCCGTGGTTCCATCCTGTGATGGCCGATGCGCATCAGCTGCAGGGTTACGAGGAAGCCGCTGTGATTCGAGCCCGTGCAGGTGCATCGATCATGGGATTTGTGACATCACCTGAAGGCGAGCTTGATGGCGATGACGTTGAGGGCGAACGCCGCATTTCGGAGTTCGAGCCTGGGATGTTCAAGTATTTGGAACCAGGCCAGAACGTGACGGTGCCTGACATTGACTCACCGGATCAGCAGTATGAGATGTTCGTGCGCAATAAAGTGCGCAGGTTTGCAAGTGGCTTTGGATGTAGCTACGAAACCCTAAGTCGTGATTTTAGCAATACTAATTACAGCAGCAGCAGGTTAAGTTTACTCGAAGACCGCGAGCACTGGAAAGTCGTGCAGCGGTACATGATTGAGCATTTTCATACTCGTATTTTTAGGGAATGGCTGAGTCTTTCGGTGCTTGCAGGTGATCTGCCGTTTGATGATTTTGATCAGCGTCCTGAGCGTTATGACAATCCACGATGGACTGCCCGTGGATGGGATTGGGTTGATCCGTTGAAGGAGGCGAAGGCTTACCGCGAAATGGAGCAGGCGGGTTATATGACCAAGGCGCAAATTGTCGCGAAGCTTGGCGGTGATTTTTACGACAACCTGGCGGAATTGTCGCGTGAGCAGCAAGCAGCGGAGGACCTTAACGTAGAGCTTGACCGTGACATCATTGAAGCAGATCCTGCAGTGGAGGTTATCGAGTAATGCCTGCAATGCCGACCGAAGGAATGCGCGAAGAAGCGCGTCGATACCGGGAATGGAAGAAAGAAGGCCGCAAAGGCGGCACAGATGTTGCATCCCGTCGCGCAACTAAAATTCTCTCGGGCAATGAGCTAAGCGACGACACTATTGTGACGATGAGCGCTTGGTTTGCTCGTCACGAGGTGGACAAACAGGCGGAAGGATTTAGCCCCGGAGAGGATGGCTACCCATCACCAGGTCGTGTGGCATGGGCTGCTTGGGGTGGCGATGCAGGTAAAAGCTGGGCGGACAAGCACCGCAAAAGTATCGACCGAGCGGCTGATGATATTAAAGAGGATGAGTCTATAGACTCTGTAACGAATAAACCTGAGTCACTGGAGATGGAACAGGAACACGAAAGGGCCGAGCCCGATGCACTGAAGGTAGGCGATTACGTTTCT